GGTTCGGTATAAGTGTTTAATGTCAAGATATGTTTGAACATTTCGTGGCTGATTCCTAACATCTGTTCAATGTATTCTTGCGTTTCTCTACTGTCGCCCTGTGCATCATCAGTGATATCTTGTTCTTCGTTATTAACATAGAACTTCAGTATATTGGGCTTTCTACCGCGTATAATACGAAAGTCGCGGTCGTTGATAGAAAAATCCAAACTGACCATCATATTTCGGCCATTGGTTTTGTTTACTAAATTATCTCTGCGAATATTGCTCAAGGCCTGACCGTACAAGGCATACGACAATGCATTAATTGCAGTGGTTTTCCCTGTACCGTTGCGAGATCCATCACCTCCGAGATCTAGATTTTCGCCCAATACCAATGTCAAATCATTGCGATCAAAATCTATAGATTGAGTGGCATTGCCCACACTCATGAAATTTTTCAGTGTAATAGTTTTGATTTTAATCATGTTTATAGATTTTGATAGATTTCTAAAAGTAGTTTGCTGTCGTAAAATTCACTGTCAATGCTGGTAATTTGATCTATGACAATTTGATCCACACTTTCAAATTTGATATCACCGGGTGCAATATTATTGTCCAATTCGCTGTTTTTGTTGGGAATTAATGACATTTCACGTAGATTGTATTGTGATATAAATGTTTCTTTGATAAAGTTAGCTTCTTCATAGCTAACAGCAATGTCTAAGCTGACTTTAACATTCATTTTGGGTTTTAGCAAGTGCTCGGCACGATCAAGTAAATCAGCTAAACCAAATATCTTATAAATCGGCTGATCTGGCCAAGCATGATATTCAGGATCGTCACCCCAAGACAATATCATGCAACCGCGTTGGTCATCATTGACATCGGAATAATTATGTGGGAAACAATTTCCAATATAAGTGATGTTGTTTTTGGTTTGTCTACGATGGAAATGTCCGGTGTAGACATGATCAAAGTTGTTAAAATGTTCTCTACGAACTTGTCCGTGGTCGGGCATTTCTACCATGGCATTCATTAGATAACCCGGCAACTCAAAATGCCCAAACATGTAGCGACCCTTCATACGGGGAATTTTCTTGTAGTCATCGCCCACTAGCCACGGTGCTACAACAACATCACCTTTTTGAAACCAATCATTGCAAATCTCAATGTTTGGTAAATGTCGAGCCCAAGCTACACCATGTATGTCTCTGCGATCTCTATAATATAAGTCATGGTTGCCAGGAATAAAATAAAATCTGTCAAAGGCCGCACTGAGTTTTTCTAGAGCCTGTAAGGAAAACTGTAGAGTTTGTAAATTAATACTGGCTCTGTGATTGTGCCAATCGCCTAAAAAGAATCCAGTTTCGCAACCTTTTTGTCGTGCCAAGTCAATAAACCAATCTATAAACTTTTCGCAGTCTTGATTGTGTGTAAGACTGTTGGACTTTAGGCCAAAATGTATGTCAGTGATTATTGCAGCTTTTTTGAATAAATTTGCCATATATTAATTGTCTGAAGAATGACCAGATAACATGCCCTGTCTTGTATAGCTGGGATTCAGTCCGTTGATTTCCAAGATATCATCGCGAATGTTTTGCATTTTTTTCTCAATATTCAATATTCTTGTAAAAGAATTTGTTATTGTAGCAGTAAAATAAGCAAAAGGATTACTGCTTTTGCTCTCATCAAACTGTAGACCAATCTGACTGAGTTGCAGCAAGGCCTGTCCTTTCATTTCTTCATTGTAGGTATACCCACGCCAATTACTGCGAGTAGCATATCGTTCACAGAGTTTTACAAACATCTCTGCTAAACGGCGTGTCATTTGCCCGTGATCTTTGTTGAAATGGCCCGAATCCAAATCACCTCTCCAGTGACTTTTACCTACAATATAAGGTATACGATGCTCGTTTACTCTATAATGAAAAAAAGGTGGAAAGTTTAACCGAATGTGCACACCATCTGTGATTAATTGTTCAACTAACTCGTCTTCGGGCACATCAACTGGATCTTCCAGTTCTAAAATATCTTCTATGCGTTTTTTCTTTGTTGATGTTTTGGGAGTTTTTTTCTGTGCTAACGGGATATGTTCCCAAGTCATTACCCTGAATACCAAATCTGTTATAGAGATTTTTTTAGGATCTATGACTTCGCCGGTTTCTTTGCGAATTCTGTCAGACCGTAGTCGTCGTGCTTCGGATATGGTTCTTAGATTAATTTTGTCAACAGAAGGCAGTATGATATCGTATTGGTGATCATTTACTGGATCATTGAAAACACAATAGCTGTTTTTGCTGAGATGTATTTCCTTTAGTATGTCTCTGTTGTTTAGATAGTTTATTTTTTTAGGTATAATTGTTGATGTCATCGATGATATTTTCCTAGCACTATTATAGTATATAGCGAAACTGTTTGTCAACATCAAGATCACGGTTTTTGCAAACGGTAAATAGTATTAGGGCAAAAATACTTATTATGACTTATGTGTCTCCAATTCAGCAAAAGGTTGATTTATACCTTAACTTGATCGATCAGGGCGTGCCACAGGCACAGGCATTACAACAGGTAGGATCAACCTTGGCAGAATTGTCGGCCAGCGGATTGGATTTGACTCACCCAGCAGAACTACGGGCCACAATTGAAGCCGCAGATCGACAATTAGACAATTATGTGAGACAAGTAGACGCAGCTCGGGCAAGGGGGTTACCAGATCCGCCACCGCCCCCAGGGTACAGTTTGCCAGGGCAAACTGTAACTGCAAACAGTGGTTTTACTGCTAGATCTGCTGCTACAGAGCGGGCCGAGCCCACAGAACTGGAAGTTAATCCCAATAATTTACCTGTTGCTCAATCGGCAGATAGTGCTCGATTTTTAAGACCGGGATCAAACAGTACCGCACCTGCTGTACCTACCACAACCAATGACAATAGCAGCTTCTTAACACCAGGCACAACCAGTACAGCAGCGGCTGTGCCAGTTGATCCAACTTTTGGCACAGCCGGTGCTGGAAATTTAACTGCTGCAGAATTGCAATCTGGTGTGATAGTAAGAAATTTTACAGCCAATGCCAATTATCAACAGGTACAGTTTAATAATGAAGAAAGACGGAGAATTATTCAAGAATATCAGGCAAATGGCAAATCGACTGCTGAGGCTTATCAAGATCCCAGATATCAGTCATTGGTTGCAGATGGTCAAAGACTGCGTCAGCAAGTAGATGCAGGTAGTACTGTAGAGTCTGCTGCTGAGTTTAGACAAACACCATTGGCACCTGGAGACTCGGTAGCCCCGGCTGATGGCAGAATAGCCACTAATACTCCAGTTCAAACAGACATTCCAGCACAATCTGCCCCTCGATCAATTAAGCTAGCACCGGTTACAGATGCAAATATAGCATCTGAATCGTTGGTGATTCCTGGGGAACCCTCTGCAGCAGAATTGAAAAATCAATTAAGTGTAGCACAAACCAATATAAATTTTGATAATTTTGTTGCCAGCGAACTAAAAACAGAAATAAACGATATCAATCGAGAATTAGCAAATACTACATCACCAGCGAAAAGACAAGAATTAGAACAGCAAAGAAATAGTTTACAACAGGAATTGACAGTAACAGAAACCAGAAGAGATCAACTTATTCAGGAGCGGGATAACTTACAAACAGTAGTTGACCAGACTGGTATAAATGTTTCACCCACGCCAGTATCTGTGGCTGATGCTGAAATAGCCCAACTTGGCGAGCGAGTTGATCGACCTGTCGAACAGACCCCATTTAATGGCACATTCAGTGCTACTTTTGATCCAGTCTCTAATTCTTGGGGAGTTTGGAATGATCAGACTGGTGCATTTGTAGTCACTGGACTGACACAATCGCAGGCCCAGCGAGATGCCAACGAATTCACAGGTGGCGATTTTAGACCCAACCCGCCAATTGTAAATCCTGTTCTAACTCAGGCCAGTGCGGCACAAGCTGGGGGCGAACAACAACAAGCCACACTGACACTAGCGCGTCAACAGCAATCAATTCGCGAACAGCGAGGTCAACAAAATCAAGGGGATTGGCGTGTAAAATTAAGATTGGCGCCTGGCGCCACTTATCTTTACAAGGCCAATGATCCGGGTATTTTATGGCCATTGATAGAAACCGACGGCGTGATATTTCCCTATACACCTAGGATAGATACCAGTTATCGAGCAGTATATGATGCCATTGATCTTACACATAGCAATTATCGTGGATATTTTTATCGCAACAGTTATGCGGATTTTGTGCAGGTACAAGGAACATTTACTGCTCAAGACACCTTTGAAGCTGAATATCTTTTGGCTGTAATCACATTTTTCAAATCATTGACAAAAATGTTCTATGGACAAGATCCACAAAGAGGCAGTCCTCCCCCATTGGTATATTTGACTGGATTGGGTGAATATCAATTTTCAGAACACCCCTGTGTAGTTACGCAGTTCAATTATAATTTACCCGATAATGTAGATTATATCCGTGCGAGAATTGCCAATGTCAATGCTACAAATTTATTGACAAGACGAAATCGTAGTAGTGTGCCATCCAATCCTATAAGTAGTGCAATACAAAGATTGGCCAGTTTAGGTCAGGGAATTAAGCCTGGAGCAATGACTAGTCCCCCACCTCCGCCGACTTTAGGAATAGATAATCCCACTTATGTTCCGACAAAAATTGATATCAGTTTGCAACTATTACCTATGCAGTCAAGAAGACAAGTCAGTCAGCAATTTAGTCTTAAAAACTTTGCCAATGGTAATCTTATTAAAGGAGGATTCTGGTAATGAGTACATATAATTCTACCAGCCCTTACTATCTAACTGGTATAAACGAATTTTATCTTGATGTCATGGTCAATAGACCTTTACCTAAGGAATCTGATGATCAAGTTATTGTAATTAACCAAACTTATCAATATCGTCCTGATTTATTAGCATTTGATCTTTACAATAATGCCGGACTTTGGTGGGTATTTTACCAAAGAAATCCTAATACTTTAACAAAACCGCCTTTTGATTTTTCAGCTGGTAAAACTATTTTCTTACCAAAAATTTCTACACTTAAAACTGTGCTAGGATTCTAATCTATGGCTACTAGGCAGGAAATTTTATCAGAACTGGCAGTTGTAGAAAGAGAACTAGCCGAAGCTGAAAGAGAATTACAAAGACTCAATGCTCTTTTTGTTGAACAAACTGATCCTGCAGCAATTCGTATAATCAGTCAGCAAATTGAACAAGTTAGTAGAACAAGAAATACCTTAATTAATCGCAAAACTCAATTACAAAGACAGTTAAACAGTGCAGATGCAGCAGTAACAACATCTACTCCTACATATTCTACCGCATCAGATACTCCCGGTGTTATAGCTGCTGGCGGTGCAGTAACTCCAGGAGCTGTCCCAGGGCCTACTACAGCACAGCCAACTCCTACTGCAGCCAATGGTGCTGTGGCTTTTGGAACCGACGGTAGAGTTTTGCCTACATCGGTTAGTCAAGCTCCTGCAGGAAATACTGTGATCAATCAAGGTCAAAGTATTAACAGAGATGATGCCGAAGCAGTACAGCCCAGTGGAAATCAGGTTGGTGTAGGGGCCAGATCAGACGACAGTCAAAAAAATACTGTGCAGACTCGCGTAGATACTTTGTATTCGCAGAATCAAACAGTATTACCTAAGCCCAATATTTTGGACAAATATGCCAGCTATACTTATAACATCAGTGTATACCTGATGTCGCCGGAACGATACAAAGATTTTATCACAGGCAACATTAGCTCATTTGAGCCCAATACCCTGTTATTTCAAAGCGGCGGAGCACCGCCTGCACAACAAAATTACAGTTATTCAGGCCCCGAAGTTGGGTTGTCTTCGGGCATTATAATTAGAGAATTAAATGGCCCTTCTCGTAATCCCTATTTCAGCCAAGACTTTTTCATAGACAATGTTGAAATTAAAAACATTATAATGGGCAAAGGGCAAGGCAGTGCACATAATAGTGCATTGCTGAACTTTACAGTAACAGAATATAACGGGATTACGCTTTTGCAAAATCTGGATCGTGCCGTGGTTGATTATATCTATAAAGGTGAGCCTAGACTGAAACTAGCCTTGCAGCAAAATCCTGATTTAGGAACATGGGGCAGTCAAATTTATATGATGGCTATAAGATTTTATGGTTATGACGACAACGGTAATTTGGTTTTCGGTGGAACCAATACTCCAGAATTCAAAACTGACCCACAAGCTGTGGTTGAAAAATACATACCATTTGTGGTAAGAAACATCACATTTAAAGTGGGAAATAGAGCAGTTGAATATCAATGGGACTGTGCCACCCCAGCAACTATGGTTAATACTGGTCCTAATTCAGCTACTGTGCCTTATAACTGCCAACTATCGGGCAAATCATTGGCAGATGCTCTAGGCGGAAATTTAGAAACAGTGTTTCAACCGGTCAATCAACGAGAAGCAAGAGAACCCAATACCAGTGCTCCACCTCGTGTGGCAGGAGGTTCACCACAGATACAGCCCGCTTTTTCGATTCAAGCTTTTCAGGCAACTCCACCTCGAGCCACTACTCCAGTTTCAGCACCGCCCAAAGCAGATGCTGCCAAGTCAGTGACTGAAACTGTAACACAGGGGCTAATGGCAGCAATGAATCGATATCAACAGGAAATTTTTTCTTTAGGTCAAATACAAATACCCAATAGATATAGTATAGAATTTACCAGTACAGCACTTAGTGATGCCAAATTGACATATCGTGGTCGTACCGACAGAGATTTAGTACCTGCAGCAAATAACAATAATCCTAGAAATTTGTTACCGGAAACACAATCAGTAGATACAGACAAAAAGACTTTTAGTGTAACCGCCGGGCAACAATTAGTACAAGTAATAGAAATGCTGGTTCGTAATAGCACTTATATTTCAGATCAACAATTGGTCATTATTGATCCTGTAACTGGAACTCAAACTCCCAATCCTGGGCGAACAAAAAATCTTGCTTGGTTTAAAATCAATATGACTGCCAGCCCAATTGGTTACGATTTTAAAAGAAAAGATTATGCTTGGGATATCAAATATATCATCAGTGAATACAGAATTGTGGTGCCAGAAACTGGTTATTTTCCTATAGTAGATTTTCCAGGATTTCATAAGTCATACCCCTATTGGTTTACTGGTGAAAACACTGCAATTATAAGTTTTGAACAGAAATATAATTATCAATACAGTAGAGTGTTGTCGGGTGGCTTATTGACAGATACTACTAGTGCCAGTTATCAAGACTTTACTAAGACTGTATTTTATCCCCGTAGTGGCCAAAGTACACAAGGCGGCCCGTTGCGTACCAATGAAGCAGCAGCAAATTTAGCTGATTATTTTTACAGCCCTGGAGATCAAAAAACTGTCGAACTTGAAATCATTGGAGATCCAGCATGGATATTTCAAGGCGAAGCCAGCGGCTCTTATAACTTGTTATTGGCTAACAATAATCCATTTTTGCCTGATGGGACTATAAATGTCGATTATGGTCAGATATTTTTTGAAATCAGTTGGAACAGCCCAGAGGACTATGATGTCAATGGTAATGGTTTGATTAATCCCGCAAAAAATTATACACAGGCTGCTAACGCAAAACAGAACGCAGGTGTACCGAAGCAAAGCTATGCCTATGGTGCAAGAACTTGTACCAGTGTGTTTAGACGAGGTAGCTTTACACAGGTATTAGATGGATATTTGGTGATTAAAAATCTCAATACAAAAGTCAATGCAGACAATCAAAGACAAATTGCTGCTGCCAGCGATCAACAATTAATAAGCAGAGTATCTCCGGATATCAACCGTGAACTCAATGAACGAGCCGATAGGCAATTAATCGCAAGAGTTCAACAACCTGTAAATAAACTGTCAAATGCAGGACTATCTAGTTCGGGTATTACGAGAACATCCGAAGCAACCAGTCCCCAACAGGATCCTAAAACTAACCAAGTCATTGCAAAGGAAGAATAATGGCAGAGAATATTGAAAGAAGTACAGGACGACCACGAGAATTTACCTTTGACAGGGGAGGTGTTCCTAGTGAAATGGGCCCTTACATCGGTGTGGTCACTAACAATATTGATGTCACAAGATCAGGAAAGTTACAGGTCTATATTCAAGAGTTCGGTGCCATTGACAAAGAAGGCAAACCTTTACTGACAGACTCAACATTGTGGAAAACTGTCAAATATGTTTCTCCATTTTATGGAATTACTCCCCTAAGTCAAACCAGTAACGAAAGTGTAGGGAAATATCCTAACAATCAGCAAAGTTATGGTATGTGGTTTACCGCTCCGGATGTTGGCACAAGAGTTTTATGTTTTTTTCCCGCAGGTGACGCCAACGACGGTTATTACATAGGTTGTATTCCTGAGACTGGCCTAACACATATGATTCCTGCAGTTGGAGCCACAAGTGAATATCAAACTAATAATGACACCCAACAACAATATTTTGCTGAGGCCACACAACTACCGGTTACCGAAATTAACGACAATAGTCAAGAAAACAGCAATGGTCCTAAATTTTTTGACAATATAAAACCTGTTCACAGTTATCAAGCAGCGACTTTTTTTCAGCAAGGGCTAATAAACGATACACAAAGAGGGCCAATTACCAGTAGCAGTCAACGGGAAACGCCCAGCGCAGTCTTTGGTTTCAGCACGCCAGGAAGACCAATCTATCAGGGCGGTTTACAATCTGATGATATTCGTCAAAAATTATTAGGTAATCAGGTCTTACCACAAGATGTTGCAGTGACCGGGCGTGTCGGTGGTCATAGTTTTGTTATGGATGACGGTGATTTAGAAGGCAACGATAATCTTGTAAGAATAAGAACCAGCCAAGGTCATCAGATAACCATGAGCGACAGCGGAAACTTTTTTTATATTACACATGCCAATGGGCAAACTTGGATCGAGCTAGGAGCACAAGGTACTGTAGATGTTTTTTCTACTAACAGTATAAATCTAAGAACCAATGGCGACATAAATTTTCATGCCGACAGAGATATCAATATGTTTGCTGGAAGGAATGTCAATGTCAAAGCCGAAAAAGAAACTAATTTGGGCGGTGTTGATGCTGTAAAAATTGCCAGTGATAAAGATGTATCTATCTATGCAGGCATAAAATTGGGTATAAAAAGTGAAGCAATTTTGGCCTTGAAATCTGCTGCAGGTAGCTGGGACGCAGGAGGGCCGTTGACATTAAAAGGTAGACCGATTTTTCTAAATGGACCAGCAGCATTACCTGTAGAAACACCAAAACTCTATCCTAAAGTATTATTAGATGATACCACATATAATTATAGTACAGGCTGGCAAGTCAAGCCCAATGGGTTGACTAGTATTGTTAGCCGCGCACCCACTCATGAACCTTATCCTTATCATAACACTGGGGTGGATGTGCAAGTATCTTTGGAAACTGGTAGCCCACCCCCACCGCCTGCTGCGGTTCCTGTGCCCGACGGATGGACAATTGAAGTAAAATCATGAACATATACGAATTTACTGAAAACGGTGTTACTTATGTTATTAAAGGTCCTGCGGGATCAACAGCAGATCAAGCCCGACGAGTGTTTGAACAACAATCTCGCACAGGAAGTCTTGTTGGCTTAGAAAAAGGATCGCAGCTAAATTCCATAACACAGGCCGCTCAGGGATTACCTGCAGCACTAGCTCAGGTCAGTCCAACTAATTTAGCTCAAGCAGTAAAAACTTCTACAATACAAACTAATCTCAGTGAAGTACCTTTACAAAATCCCATACAAGTCAATAACTTTGTCAAACAAGGTGCCACTACCGCAAAAATTGGAAATCTTGACAGTTCAACAGTGCAGGGATTGTTAAGTCAAACAGCAAAAACAGTAGGACAAACCGCCAACCAAATTTCCAATAGTGCCGGGGTAGGCAAGTATGGTTTAAATGCTGAACAATTAGAAAAACAAGGATATTTAAAACCCACAACTGCTGCATTGGTCAAAAGCAGTGGAAACTTAATTAGTAACTTATCTAGTCCAACAGTTTGGTCGGGACAAATGGGTGTGAGCAATGTAACAAATTTACTCAGCAATGATAAAATGCAAACTAATATACAGACCAATGTTATGTCCACGGCCTTTACTTCCTTGCAAAAAACCGGTCAGATACAAAATCTTGTATCAAACAAAGAAGTGGCTGCAGTAATTAATACGGCAGCAAAATTTGGTAACGATTCTGCAGTTAATTTAATTAAAGGTAATTTGTCTGGCGGTGCTGCACCAATAGTAGCCGGTTTCGCCAAATCTAGTGAATACTCAGCATCATTTGGAAAAATTGCAGGAACAGTCGGTAATCCTTCGGGGGTTATATCCGGCCTAACCGGCGATGTTTCTAAATCAGTTAGTCAACTTACTTCTAATCTTACTGCAGGATCTCTGTCAGGACTAAACAATTTAGCCGGTGGTATAGGCGGTAAAGTTACTGGCCAATTAAGCGGAATAACCAGCGGGTTGACAGGCCAATTGAGCGGAATAACCAGCGGGTTGACAGGCCAATTGAGTGGCATTACCAGTGGCCTGACAGGACAATTGAGTGGTGCGTTGGGAGGGCTTGGTGCACTAGGCGGATTGGGTGCATTGGGTGGATTAGGCGGCGGCAATCCTTTACAGTCAGGAACTCGACAAGCCAAGGCAGTTGTAAACACCACAAATAGGAAAACAGTTGATGCATCATTTAAAAACATTGTAGGTGATAATAAAGTACCTTTACCGGATTATGGTGCCTAAAAAAGGGTAAATACATCATGACAACATTTATAGGATTTAGCACCATTGGTCGTAATAAAAAATTTACATTAGTAGATTTTGAATTAATCAAACAAGATCTATTAAATGCATTCAACATTAGACAAGGTCAACTACCTGGACGACCTGAATATGGCACAAGACTTTGGGATTTTGTCTTTGAAAATCTTAATCAAGCCACAGAACAGGGCATTTTAGAAGAAGTACAACGAGTAGCCGGCGGCGATCCTAGAATTTATTTACAATCAGTTAATGTTTATCCACAGGATAACGGATTGTTATTAGAACTTACAATACAAGTAATACCAACAAATAACGCTGAAATATTATCTATATTTTTCGACCAGATACAGAGAAATGCCACTTACATATAAACTACATAGTTTATAAAAACGATAAATATTTTGAACCGAGAAACTCATATATGGCAAGAACCACTAGACAAACTGTAATTTTCGGGGTCGAAGACTGGAAAAGAATTTACGAAACTTTTAGAGAAGCAGACTTTCAAAGTTATGATTTTGAAACACTAAGAAAAAGTTTTGTAGATTATCTCAGACAATACTATCCTGAAACTTTCAATGACTATATTGAAAGCAGTGAATTCATTGCCTTGTTGGATGTTATTGCATTCATGGGTCAAGCAATGGCATTTAGAAATGATCTCAATACCAGAGAAAATTACATTGACACTGCAGAAAGAAGAGACAGTGTTGTAAGATTGGCCAATCTGGTAGGATATACTCCTAAACGCAATGAAGAAGCGCAGGGGTTTCTTAAAGTTTTCAATGTACAAACCACTGAAAATGTCATCGACTTTAATGGAATAAATCTCAGCAATATAACAATTAATTGGAACGACCCCACAAATCCCAATTGGCGTGAGCAGTTTACTGCTATAATAAATGCTGCATTGATAGACAGTCAAAAAGTTGGCAGACCCGGTAATAGACAAACTATCTTAAATGTCGTCACTGATGAATATAGTATTAATTTAGTGCCGGGATTTTTGCCTATTGTCAGTTATAACAGCACCATAGATGGTGTTCAAATGCCATTTGAAGCTGTTAGTGCAACTAGCGTAGGTCGAGATTATGTGTATGAACCTAGTCCCAATATAAATTCTGTTTTTAACATTCTTTATCGCAATGACAGAATGGGATTTGACAGCGCCAATACCGGATACTTTTTTTATTTCAAACAAGGAGTATTGACAAATCAAGATTTTAATTTGCCTGAACAGATTTCCAATCAAACAGTAGCAATTAATATCGAAGGTGTTAATAACGAAGACCGTTGGTTATTTCAACTTGATAATGTAGGTAATACCACCGACGAATGGCAATATGTTGACAATGTCTTTGCTGGAGCAGTCGAGCAGATAGATCCAGAACAAAGAAAATTATTCAGTGTTGCCAGCAGAGTCAATGATCAAATTACACTGATTTTCGGTGATGGGGTTTTTAGCGCCATCCCGGTGGGACTATTTAGATGTTATGTCAGAGCCAGTAACGGATTAAGATATATCATTAATCCCGAAGAAATGCAAAGTGTGGTAATACCTATTACCTATACCAGCCGAACTGGGCAAGTTGAGACTATAACATTTACTTGCGGTATTACGCAACCTGTCAGCAATGCACAACCTAGAGAAACGCTAGACGAAATTAAACAGCGTGCACCTGCTAGATACTACACACAAAATCGCATGGTAAATGGCGAAGATTATAATAATTTTCCATTTACACTGTATAACAGCATTATTAAAAGTAAAGCAGTGAATCGTGCCAGTATAGGCACCAGTCGTTGGTTAGATCTTGTTGACAATACTGGAAAATATTCCAGCACAAACAGTTTTGGTAGTGATGGTGCATTATGGGAAGATAATGCTTTACCGACATTTACTTTCACTTGGTTAAACCTCAATGATGTAGCCAGTGTTATTAATAATCAAATCGAACCTACTATTGCAGAAGATGAATTTGTTCAATTTTATTATGCAAATTTTTCAAGACCGTCGCTGAGTGCACTCAATTTAACTTGGCAACAAAGCACTACTCTTTTAAACGAAACCACCGGATACTTCAAAGATAGCAATGGTACTCCGGTAGCAGTGGGCAGTTTTAGCAGCACAAATACCAAATATATTGTTGTGGGTTCTTTGATTAAATTTCAAGCACCAAATGGACAATACTTTGACAGTGAAAATAAATTACAGGTTGGTACGCCGAACCAGGAAGGCGACAAACTAGTCATATGGGCCAGCCCACAGTCCATAGTAGGAAATGGTACTAATGGTGGGCTGGGTAATCTCAGTGACGGCACTGGTCCCATAACTCTAAATAATTTTGTTCCTACTTCGGCGATTCCTGTAGAAGTTATACCAGTTTTAGTGACATCGTTATCAACGGCTGTAGTGAATTCAATTATAGATCAAATTACACTTTACAGAAATTTTGGACTAGGTTATAACAACTTAACCAGTACATGGTATGTAATTACCAGCAGTAATTTAGCAGTTGATGCTGAATTTAGTTTGGCTAATGCCCAGAGTACAGCAGGAACCAACAGTGATGCCAGTTGGCTTATACAATTTATAACCGACGGCGAAACTTATACTGTTTCAACAAGATTTTTGGTGTATTCTTTTGGTAGTGTAATTCAAACGAGATTTTTCTTTGAAACCAATCAAAATATCTACGATCCGAGAACTGGCACTACCATAAAAGATTTTGTCAAAGTTTTAAGATCTAATTCGCAGCCTGACAGTAATCAACCATTAACAACTGATTACCCCTTGAGAATAATTGGACAACCAGTGCTTAGTGATGGTTTAGTTGATGACTTTCAAGTCACAGTGAGTTTTGAAGATAGTGATGCTGATGGTATCGCAGATAATCCTGACTTTTTTGATGAAATTGTCAACCCCGACGATAATACCGTAAACAAAACTGTATTCTTCGAAAAAACAGTAGACTTTGACAATCTCGAAAGATATCTGTTAGTTGCTGCTGACCGTGTCTACAGAGATCTGCCAACTTTAGATAGCATAGAATTAGTTAAGACTGAATTCAACCCAGATCAAATATTTTATGCTTATGCTCAAGTAACATTATCTGGTTCAGTGGGTGCATTTTATAGATTAGATTTCATAAATGATCAGCGAGTAATAACTGATGTTTCTAGCTCGTGGATAGTGAAAACAGGTAGACAGAGTCTGTATTATCAATACAGACACAATGCACCATTGACTAGCCGAATTGACCCAGGAACAAGCAATATCATTGACTTGTATGTAGTCACACAACAATACTATATTGCCTATCAAAACTGGATACGAGATACCACTGGTACAGTACCTGAGCCTTTACAACCTACAATCAATGAATTATCGTTGGCATATCAAGGGCTTGACAATTACAAAATGATCAGTGATAACATTGTATTAAACAGTGTTACTTTCAAACCCTTATTTGGCGAAAAAGCTGCCAATGCTTTAAAGGCCACCATTAAAGTAATTAAGGCCGCCAACACATCGGCCAGTGACAGCGAAATCAAAAATCTTGTTGTACAAAATCTCAATAATTATTTTACCATAGACAAATGGGATTTTGGAGCTACATTTTATTTCAGTGAATGTGCTGCTTATGTTCACAGAAATATAGGTGGTTTAGTAAGCAGTGTTGTTATAGTACCATTAAATCCCAACAAGAGTTTTGGTGATCTCTACGAAATAAGAAGTGCACCCAATGAAATTTTTGTAAATGCAGCAACAGTAAATAATGTCGAAGTTATTTCAGCCTTGACAAGTACAAATATAAAAACAGCACCTGGTAGTGGGGTAATTTAATGTCCTTCAGAACTGTAGATTTTTTACCTGAAATATTTCAAACTCCGATAAATCGGCAGTTTCTTTCTGCTACATTAGATCAACTTACGCAAGAACCTGAATTTAAAAGAACACAGGGCTATATAGGTCGTAAAATTGGCCCTGGTGTAAATCCCAATGACAAATATGTCATAGAATTAGATAAGATACGCAGTGACTATCAACTTGAACCAGGGGTAGTTTCATTGCGTGAAGATCGAACCAAAATTAAAGATGTAATCACTTATCCTGGTATGGTAGATGCATTGGCTCTGCAAGGTGCCAATACTTCAAGACTTGATAGGTTATGGACCAGCGAATATTATTCCTGGGATCCTTTTGTTGATTTTGACAAGTTTATCAATTTCAGCCAATACTATTGGTTACCAAATGGTCCAGACGCCGTAGATATCAGTTCATCTGCTATTCCATTAACTGACAGTTTCGATGTAACCAGAACTAACAGGGGTTATGAATTTTCGGGTATAGCAGGAAACCGCCCTACAATTTATCTGCTAAGAGGTGGATCTTATACATTCAATGTCAATCAAGATCCTCATAAATTTTGGATACAGTTAGAGCCTGGTGTCAATGGTACCCTTAGTGCCACACCTAACATTTCCGGCAGAGATATTTTGGGTGTTGAGGACAACGGTCAAAGCAATGGCACAGTGACATTCAATGTTCCTCAAGCCGATGCTCAGCAGTTTTATTATGATTTACCTTTGTTGGGTTCCGTTGATTTATTGACTACTACACTGACTTATGAAGATATAAACAATGTCTATCTTGATAATTTTTTAGCCGCTTATCCCAGTGGTATTGATGGAATAACTAGTTTAGATCAGAAAACTATTATTTTTACAACGGAACAGGGCTGGTTTGAATCTACTAGATTTGATCCCTTACCACAGGATCCAGCATTCAATGGACAAGTTGGCAGTTTTGATACTACACTCTATGATCAAGAATTAGAGATACCTTTTGAAGAAAGATATAAGGTCTGGAGAATTGTCTACAATTATGACACAGACAATCAAATTTATCTAACAGTAGAACCATATATCCCTATTGCAATATTTGATAAAGTTGATATTTTATTCGGCGCCCAATGGAGCAGCACACAATGGTACAAAAACTCAGATGGTTTTATAGAAAAGATCCCATTACTATCGGCAATCTTTAATACTCTTTACTATCAAGACAGTACCAATCCAAACTTTTTTGGTGTTATACGACTGTTAGAATCCACTGATAATGATACTATTTTCATAGATAATATTTTAGGCAAACCAAACTATACCAGTCCTACAGGTGTGGTCTTTACTAACAATTTAAAAGTTGTTTTTCGTGGGTCAGTTGTGCCTGACAGTTATCAAAATAATGAATACTATGTTTCGGGTGTGGGTACTGCTATCAAGTTGCTGCCTGTTACTGATTATATCACACCCGAAACTTATATTGACAGCACCGAGCCCAATCAACCGTTAATACCTGACTATCTATTGATGTCTTTAGATTCACCTAGCCTCAATGCGTGGTCGAGAACCAATAGATGGTTTCATATAGATGTCATTAACGCTACTGCAGAATATAATAATACTGTTGCTGTATTCGACAATAACTTCAGAGCTAAAAGACCAATTTTAGAATTTCGCGGTGGTTTACAATTATTCAATAATGGTACCGCAGCAAAACAACCAGTAGATATAGTAGATTTTGTTACCACTGACGCATTCAGTGAAGTTAATGGTGCAACTAGTTATCAAGTTGACGGATATGAATTTGTCAACGGAACAAGAGTAATATTTGCCATTGATAATGAGTTAGACATTAGAAACAAAATTTATATAGTTTCTTTTATTGAGCCAACCGGCGATAGTTCTTCTGAGGTTATATTATTAACACCAGCCGAGGATGCTAATGTTCTTGTTAATAATTCAGTGCTAGGCCTTAACGGACAAACAGAACAGGGCCTAACATATTGGTTTAATGGATTAACTTGGAAATTAGCACAGGAAAAAACACAAGTTAACCAGGCACCACTCTTTGATGTTTTTGATCTAAATGGTATCAGCTATAGCGATCAAGACCTATATATCAGCTCTAACTTTTTCGGTAGTAAGGTTTTTAGTTACCAGCCCGGCGAAGGCAGTAAAGACCCTGTGCTGGGTTTTCCATTAAATTATCTAACATTGGCCAATGTGGGCGACATTGTCTTTGACAATAACTTTTATACGCAGTCGTTTGTTTATCTCAAAGACAAATCAAGTGTTACCCAGAATATCAGCAACGGTATATTAAAAGAATACAGCAGCCGTACAGATTTTGTTCCAAGAATTGGTTGGCAAACAGCAGCCACTCGACTGCAAGTTTATCAACAATTTAGATTTGTCTATGATGGCAGCTCTACTTTGCTGTTAGATATAGCAGTGAAAAACCAAGAAATCATTGATGTTCCTGTTGTAAAAATCTATATCGGAGAAGATTTTCAAGTACCGGGTACTTTCAGTTATACTACAACAGAAAATTCAACTACGATTACACTTAACGAAACTGGTATTCCTATCGGGACTATAATTGAAGTGCAAGCTCTGAGTGATCAAATCAGTGAAGTGGGATTTTACGAAGTACCAAATAATTTAGAAAATAATCCATTCAATGAAAATTCGTCGATTTTTACATTAGGTACTGCTAGACAACATTATCAAAGTATCGCCGAAAATCTCTTAGATTTTCAAGGCAGTATAAATGGTGCTAATAACACCAGAGATTTAGGTAATATCTTACCTTATGGTCTAATAATAAATCAGCAAAGCAGTCCATTATCTTTGGCAGGATATTTTTTAAGAAGTCAGCAATTTAACATATTTTCTGCTCTTGACTATAACAGTCGTGAATACGAAAAAATCAAAGCACAGATATTAAATTTAGCAGTTACCAATGATTACACCAATCTTACAATACCAGAAATTCTCAATGACATTTTAACTGAATTAGGATTTGACAAAACTTCCTCGCAGCCATTCTATTGGTCAGACATGCTGCCATTCAGTAATGTCTACACAGAAACTGTGTATACTTGGACACCGGTAAGTGTCAATGTCTTTGATACAACGCAGACCTATGATTTTACTTCGGCCAATTACCTAGGTTTACTAGTTTACTTAAATGGTGTTCAACTACTGAGAGGTAGCCAATATACAGTGGGAATCGACAGCCCCACTATTACTGTAACAGCACCATTGGCAGTAGGTGATACTATTACTATCAGAGAATATCAAACCACAGCAGGTAGTTTTATACCCAATACTCCTACCAAACTGGGTCTTTATCCTGCCACAGAACCTGAAATTTATATTGATGAGACTTATATTGAACCTACATTGGTGATTAGAGGACACGACGGTAGCATCACTGTGGCATTTGAAGATTTTCGTGACGAACTATTGTTAGAATTTGAAAAGCGAATTTACAATACCTTGAAAGTTGACGGAAACCCTATACCGTTAGTAGCTACAGATGTTATTCCGGGACAATTTAGATCAACTGATTACAGTATAGAGGAAATAAACGAAATACTGGCTTCTGACTTTTTCAGTTGGGTAGGGTGGAATAAATTAGATTTCCGTACACAAAATTATATCAGCTCTAATAAATTTACTTACAATTACAGTCAGTCTGGCAATAAACTAAACAATACCAGTTTAGATATAGGTGCTTGGCGTGGCATTTACAATTATTTTTACGATACAATCTATCCCAATACCAGACCATGGGAAATGTTGGGATTCAGTGTTGAGCCCAGTTGGTGGCAATCACAATATGGTCTACCTCCTTATACCAGTGGTAACTTAGTTCTGTGGGACGATTTAGAAGCTGGGTTGGTTCGAGATCCTAACGGCGAATATATCATTGAAAAATATGCCAGACCTGGACTTACTCAAGTTATTCCAGCAGGAACAGAAGGGCAGCTAGCAAGTCCGTTTGACAGTGTTGTTGGAAGTTACAGTCAAAATTCATTTCGGTTAAACTGGAAGTTTGGTGACGACGGTCCAGTAGAAAATGCCTGGAGAACTAGCAGTAGCTATCCATTTAGTATAATGCGGTTATTGGCCTTAACTAGACCAGCTGAATTTTTTACCTTATTTGCCGACAGAGATCTGTATCGCTTCGATAATACTTTTGATCAATACCTGTTAAATGACAGATATCGTTTAGATGCCAATGGGGTGCAAGTCTACGGTAATGGTATTAGTAAAGCCAGTTACATTGACTGGATTGTAGATTTCAATAGGCAGTCCGGTCTTGACAGCACAGATATTTTAACTGAAGACCTAGCTTCTTTAGATGTTAGATTATGCTATAGATTTGGTGCATTCACAGCAAAAAATCTCTTACAGGTCTTTACAGAAAAAAGCAGTCCACAAAGCATTAATAGTGGCTTACTATTACCCGATGAAAGTTACAATTTATTTTTATATAAAAATGTTCCATTTAATCAGGCTATTTACAGCAGTGTCATAGTACAAAAAACCAATAATGGTTATAGTGTCTATGGTTACGGTACATTAAAACCCTACTTTGAAATACTGGCTAGTCAAAATGTAGGAATACCAGTGGCTATCTCAGCAGGTGGCAAAACAGTCAATGTCAGTGTATCGCATAGTGATACTATCATACAAATTCCCTATGGATTTGAATATACCACAACCAGTGGTGTTGCTGACTTTCTTATAAGTTATGGTGTTAGACTGCAGCAATTGGGATTTATCTTCGACGATTATGAAAATGGCTATATTCTAAATTGGCAACAAATGGTCAAAGAGTTTCTCTATTGGGACGCACAAGGTTGGGGTGTAAACAGCATTATCAATCTCAACCCATTGGCCAATAAGTTAGTATTAGAAACACCATTGGCTATCGTTGATGACATCAGTGTTCAAACACAAGAAAATCTTGTATTGGATCAAGAGAAGTCTCCATTGACAACAAAAAATCTTGTTGTTGACAGAGAAAATAATCGTTTTAGTTTAGTACCTACAAACAATCAAACTATAAATTATATCAGCGTAAATCTTGTCAGTTACGAGAACATTATGGTTCTCGACAATCGCAGTATATTTGCTGACTTAATTTACGATCCAGCAACTGGCGCAAGACAGGACCGAATCAAGATA